GAGAAGGATTGCATCCTCCCCACCCTCTCAAGAAACATAGCGGGACTTAATAGTCAGTCAATGACTATCCCGCGTGAGTCAAGAGAAACCCGCCTTGTACTACTAGCCGTCGTTAGCGACTTCTAGACAATGAACCTCGTCTTTACATTCGAGGTAATGGGGCATAAGCCCCATAGCGATGTCACCAAGAAGATCTTGAAGATCTTCATTTTGACAGAGCTTTTCAAGTCCAAGAGTCACTTCATGCCAAGCTCCGTGTTCCAACGACTCACGGTACTCATCGACATAGTTGATGAGATACCAGGGCTGATGGTTCCAGAACGAGGTATACGGAAGTAGGTTGCTAGCTTCTAGCGCATTTAGCGCTAGAATACAAGGGGACCCAACCCAAGCCATCGCTGACTTGGGTGCGCTCAGTTGTACCTGCTTGCCAATCGAATTGGCCAGAAGGGGCCTCAGTAAAGAACTGGAGCAAACTGAAGCGCTCACCGAAGACAATCCGAGTCTGCCGGGTTCGCACCCGATAAGCTCGGTACTCCGTGCGGTGTAACGCAGAATTCCATCTTGTTCTAAGATGTTCATTGCGTGAACCACAAAAGGATAGTCTGCCGGTGATACCACAATCTCGTCCCACGATTGGCAATCTTCGTAGAAGAAGAGAACCAAGTGTCGATTCGATGACTTTACTTGCATTCCAAAATCCTTTCGCAAAAAGGTTATTGGCAGTGTCGAGAATAGCCATCCGAGATTGGGGGCCATCGTTAAGTACGTGCTGAGGCTTCACGGGGGTTACATCGTAACCATTCCATGCATCCATCCCACACGACTCTCGAAACTTGCCAACCGAGAACGATTTGTCCTCGTTGACTTGTAACTGAAGTAGTGTGAGTACACGTACTAAACTGGCGTACGCGCGCGTCGGCAATATAATATCATCGCCGAACACGCGAACCTTGTGACGTAACCGTCGTATCTTCGACCAGCTCACCTTCCCTTGGATACTAGATCCAAGAGCGAGGCAGAGAAAGACGAATGTCTGAACGGGGAAAGTCACGGCAGTACCTTGGGACGCGAATTTCTTGAGCTTCACATACTCCTTTTCACGGGAGATTGTGTCGACAAGATATCGTGTTCGTGTTGCGTGGAGTATGTGTAAAAGAGACGGATTAAGTCTCAATACTCGTTCTACCACATAACACGTCAAGCGATCTGAAGCCGAAGAGAGATCAACGGTTGCCAGATGCTGCGTCCTAGAGGCTCGAAGGACCATTGCTTGTGAAAGCGATTGCTTCTTGAAGCAAATGAACGACTCCCCAAAAAGGGACTCAAGTCGTTCTTCCAGAAGCTGTTTCGTCCACTGTTGGCAGAATTGGTATTCTGTCGATTCAGCGGCGATTAGCCGAGGCGCTTTCGCAGTCTTGGGGACCGCTATTAGCCTGGAGGCAACTTCATGGTTAGGTAGCTGGGTTTCGGTATCACTAGCGACTGTACCAATGTCGCGATACGGAAACCACTCTTCGAGTTTGGCGGACCATTGGAGGAATTGGTATTTATTTATACCTCTCCCCCTCCTATCCGCTACTGCACCAGGTCCATGCTTGAATCCTGTTCCACGACCTTCTCGTTCCCGTTCCTCTGACGAGGTGACTGGTTCGAAGAAGCCGAGGGCAGGTGCGAGTATGTCTGCGACTTGCTGACATCTCGCAAGGAGTGATCGATCATCGTCGTTTCCGACCCCATCGCTGGGGTAGAGCGGTAAATCAGTATCCAAGCAGTCACATAAGTGAAGGCTAGAACTGACCCGATGAGGATCAAGCTCGTCATACGACCATCCGAGTGTCGGTGGTCGGAGCTTTCGTTCGACATTATGGTATTCCTTAACAGACTTACTTGTCCGTTCAGGGGTACACATACGACCGATCTTTTTACCAAACGTCAGTAATTGACGAAGGTATAGGATCGCGTCGGCATCGACGTTCTCCATCAAGCACCCTGCTTTATCAAAGATCCGCAACCAGAGTCCCGAGAATAATCTCGGCACCCTGACTCTCTTAGAGACCGCTCGTGAGAGCGGCCCTTCGAGCTGAAGGCGGCCTGTCTCCAGACCCCTCGTTAAGAGGGAGTCCAGGCAGGGGAGGTCGAGGGTCCAAAGACCCTCACCTCTATCCTTGGATAATTGGGAAAGTCGACACTCATCGAGTGAGAGCGACCCCCCCATCAGGGGGAATGCCAGAAGGGTATCTTTCAATAACCCTTTTTCGATGTTCAGTACGTCACTTGCGAGGCTTTTCATTCCTTCACTCCTTGTGAGAATGGACGGAAATCCTGCCTCTGTAACCCAAAACGTCTCTAGTCAGTATTATAATTACTGATCTAGAAACCGCGAGATTAACTCTCGCGATTCGCCATCTTGGTGAGGTTGGCTTCAGTATTGAAAGCCAACAGTCCAAGGGTCGTCTTGACGGGGTCAACAATCGTGTCACCACGATCGTTTTCAAAGACCACGTAAGACTTCCTCTGAACGCCAACAAGAGCGGGCGCCACCGGGTAAACCTTATGGATCAGCTCAATATTATGCCGATCCACGTCGGTACCACGCGTCTTATCTTTATAAGACGTATTGCGGATCCGCAAAGTAAACTCGCCCGTAGCTTCCCGGAGATAGTATTCAGACGAATACCGATCCTGGTTGATACGAACGAGATTCTTTGCGACCGCGTTAATGGTAACGGTAAGGGTATCAGAGAACATGACTGTACAAGCTTTCTTAGTTACACGGGTCTCATAAGGGATATTAACGCCCCTTTAAGACCCCTAAGGAAGCGATAATCGACATCTGATCGCTGTTAAGCAGCGGCAGACGGGCTGCAGGTGTGGTAAACATCACTGGCTCCCTTTCCTTGATCTCCGTAGTATTGTAGCTTGGAGAGAAAAGCAT